GGCTGACCCCATCATATGAGCCGGATGCTGTACCCGCTGTGTAGGTGAGGCGTGTCGCTGTACCATTAATTGATGATCCGGCCGCTACCCATCCACCAGAGCCATATACCTTCATCGTGTCGGTTGTGGTGTCGAAGTAGAGGGCACCGATAATCAGCGCATCGCCATCGTTATCTACTGTAGGAGCAGATGACTTCGCACCTAAGTAGCGATCATCAAAGTTATCGTAGGATGTTGCCGCAGACGTTGCTGAGTCTTCAGCCTTTGCCGCGTAGTGTAACGCTGAATAGCCTGTAGTGACGCCGTCAGAAAGAGTGTACTGTGAATCTTCAGGGTTGATTGCGAGTTTTTCCGCATCATCCGCATCATCAGAAGCCGCCGCCGCACTTGTTGCCGCCGCAGTTGCACTGCCGAGAATACCATCAACGTATGTCTTCGTAGTGAGGTCGGCGTTGTCTGTTGGTGTATAGGTTGTTGTTATCTTCTGGGAACCCATATCGATAGCACCAGTCATGGTGCCACCAGTAAGACTCAACTTACCCGCATCAGCAGTATCAACGTATGTTTTTGTAGCCGCATCCTGTGCCGCTGTTGGGTCTCCGAGACCTGTGATCTTAGATGTGTCCATCGCGATAGCACCGGTCATGGTGCCCCCTGCTAAAGGTAGCTTAGTCGCGATGCTGGTTGTTAATGTCGTGTAGAGGTTTGCGTCGTCGTTAATCGCCGCGGCAATCTCGTTCAACGTGTCGAGGGTTGCTGGAGCACCATCAATCAAATCACTGATCTGGGAGTCAACGTAGTTCTTCGTAGCGGCATCTTGAGATGCGACGGGATCTGTCACGTTAGAAATTACGGTACTCGTTACGTCGAGTGTGCCGTTGATTGTCACGTTGTTGAATGTAGAAGAACCAGATGCCGCAGTGACGTTGCCCGTAAGATCACCTGTAACGTCCCCCTCTACATCCCCTGTGAGATTTCCTGTTACGTTACCTGTGAGGTCACCACTAAAGGCTGTTGATGCCGTGATCGTTGTACCATTGATAGTCGTACCAACAATCGTAGTCGGGGTGGTCGAACCTATTGTTGTCCCATCGATAGCACCGCCGTTGATGTCAACAGTCGCGTGGGTAGATGTTCCGGTAGTAGTGAGGTTGGTAAAGTTACCGACTGCGGCTGTAGTACCGCCAATCGTAGTACCATCAATTGTACCGGAGTCGATATCTACCTTTGAGATGTCAACTTCGCCAGTACCATTCGGCGTAACAGCAATGTTGCCGTTAGTGTTAGTAGACGAAATTGTGTTACCGTCGATAGTGATGTTGTCAATGTCGACGTCAGCAAAGGTAGATGTTCCAGAACTTGTAACATCGCCTACTACACCGCCTGTCAGTGTTCCCTGAAAACCTCCAGTAGCAATCATTGCTCCAGTGGTGCTCACAGAACTTGCGTTTACTGTAGTGAACGTACCTGCGGCGGCTGTCGTAGCCCCCACAATAGTGTTATCAATATTACCGCCATTAATGTCTACTGTGGCGTGTGTCGATGTGCCTGTAGAAGTCAGGGTAGTGAAGTTACCTGCGGCGGGGGTTGTACCGCCAATAGCAGTACCGTCGATGTTACCCCCTGTGATTGTTACTGCGGCAGATATGAGAGCATCAATGTTTGCAGTGCCGTCGATGTAGAGGTCTTTAAACTCCGCACCTACCGCACCTAAATCGATATCGTCATCTGTTACGGGAACAATCGCGCCATCTTGAATGCGAACCTGCTCAACTGCCGCGCCTGATACCTCAGAGTAGATAGAAACACGGTTGTTTGATGTGTCTACAACAACCTTATTGTTACCATCTGTGTCAGCAATCAAGCCAACATAAGCACCCTCATCCGAAGAGCCATCATGGTTGTGTCCCCCTGCGAATGCAAAAGCATCACGAAGCGCGTTATACTCAGCATTGATCGGTGCTGACTTAACTGTTTCTCCGGGGATGATATCCGCAGTGGATTGTCGAGTATATCCTGCCATATTATTATCTTACCGCCTATCTCCGAGCCCGAATAGAATACTAAGCCCTTGAATGTTGTGACTTGCGTTTGTGTCGTTGGTTACGTACCGGAAACTCACGGATTTACCGGAACCTGAGAAGTTTGTTTCGATAACCGGGGATGGGTTACCGTCAAAGATTGCTGTGGCGTCGTATTCAGCCTCATTGTAGAAGGCCGCCGCCCCTTCGGTATTGAGGGTGAAGTTACCCGGATTCGATACGTTCTGATCTTCGTAGTCATACACGATAGATAGCACGATGTTGTTCGTGCCCTCAGACCGGAAGAAGGTCGCAACCTTGTAGAAGATCTTACGGAGCTCTGTGTCTCCGAAGTAAAAATAAGGAGTCTGAAATAAACTGAAGATTTCGGTGCCATCGAATGAAGTACCGAGTTCTTGCCGGTGAACTTTTCCGTTTGAGTCGCCGTGTATTACGTACTCAGTCTTTCCGATGTAACCACTGGCGGCGCACGTTGCGTCGATACCTAGAAGTTGTCCAAACTCGAAACCGATGCCTCCTTGATTCTGGCGTAAACCACCAATCACACCGAGAGTTTCTGCTGTCTCGAATAGAATCCTAAATTGGGACTTCTGACGTACAACTACAGTAGATAGCTTGTCGAGGTCCTGATTCTCGATGATATCGGAGATAATTGCCTGAATAGGCTTAGATACAGTTTCGAGGTTTACATCACCTATTTTATCAGTACCTGACACTGGGCGCAACCCATCAGGACCTAAAAATAACAAATCACCTGCAATTTCTATCACAGAGTCTGCGGCGATACATCCAAGATCACTCGTTACCGTTGCGACAACAAAGTCTGCGATGCTCGTGCCCGCAAGTTTCTTGATCTGGTTTGTCCCAAATATGTAGAGCTCATCCCGGAAGGATTTTATCTGGACAATTGGAAAACCCACGTTGATTGTTCCCGCTCCTGACGCGGCAGAAAAGTCTGTCTCATCGAAGGGGGCGGAGAAGAATAAGTTGTATGGTTCTGTAGAATCGCCAGCGAGGAAAATGTGGTTCTTGAAGTCAACACCAACAGAAGGGTCAGAAGGAGCGTTTGTGTGGGTGATCTGTGTGTACGTTGTGCCGTCGTAGAATGCCGCTGGGTTAACCCCGTCGACAAGAAGAATACGGTCTTCCGTGAAGTTATACGGAATCATTCGGACTTTGTTGACGCCAGACATCGTCGGACTACCCGCTGTAGTCACAGCGTCCCACGAATCTGTTCCTGAGTTCCACTTATGAAAGTAATTGTTTCCGGAAGATGGAGTACGACACGCAAAAATACCGTCATTTACACCGTTGGCAACACACACTCCGAGAACCTTACCTGTGCCTGTTACGGTACCGAAAGAGTTTGTGAACCCTGTAATACGACGATAGCCACCGTTAAGAGATGGCTCGTAGTTGATTAGACGGACTGCGCTACCCGGTTGGTTCTGACCCTGAGAGAGTACGTCCCGGCTGGTGTCGAGGCCGCCTCCGCAAGATACTGTCTGTACTTGTAGCTGATCCATCAGCCCACCACATTAACGCGGAAGTAATCGGGCGGGTCGAGAAGTACGCGACGCATAAACTCGAGACCTTCCTTAAACTTTTGCGTGTGGTAATTAGTTGCTTGGTCGTTAGAGCGGAACCGCATCATATATACCATTGCACCTTCAATAATTACGTGGTCGAAACGCGGAGGAATAATTGTCGTGTCGGTGTATAACGCTAAATCACTAGGGAAAGAGTTGTACACGTACTCAATTGTGTACGCTTGATCCGGTGGAGGACTAACGCCGAACTTAGTCTTTTGTGTACGGTAGATTCTTTCCGGCTTTGAGTAGGAGGAGGACTCGAGATTTTCATCACTTGCGCGGTAGTTTTCTTGGTACTCATCGTAAGAAATGGTGTCGAGTTTAGCTCCGTCAACAACAGGGGAGAGTGCCGCGTCTTTTTGTAAGAAGAACGAGTCCCAGTCGACTACGTGGAGATCAACAGGAAAATCATACTCTTGTGTTCCGGAAGTTAAAACCTGTGTAGTCGTCGTTGTTGTAAACGGCCACTCTTGTACGTAAGAAAGAATCTCACGGATGGAATAGTTAATCGAGTCTTTCGCTAGGGCCTGTACGTTACGGGCCGATGCGAAATCAGTCTCGTCGAGTACAACCTCATTGAGTCTCCGGAGAAGTCTGTTTGTTAAACTCAAATATGTAGATGACATTACTTACCTCAACCCGGAATTAAAAAGAATTCTTCGACGGTAGCGATTACGTCGACAGTGGGGGTTGTACCATCCGCAGTCACTGAGACAGTATCCCCCGGTTCTAAGACCATCACGGCACCGAGAAACTGAATGAAGTCCCCGGTACTCATGTTCTTTCCGCCGAGAATGTGTACACTCGCGTCAACACCGAGAGCGGCTTGAGTTGCGGCAGAGCGGTTAAACTCTACATCAACAGTCACACTACCACCGGCATTGACGAGGTGTAACATCGACATATGGGCGCGACAGTTGGCGGGGCACGTATACAGTGTCTCTACCGCGTCATCCGTATCACAGCGTAGGTTAACAGTCCTAAAACGGCTGTTAGTGACTACGTTATTACTTATGGCCACTTAGACCCACTCGCCTGTAGACATTGCCTGACAGAGTCTTTCTGCCCGACGACCTACCTGCTTTGCCCAGCGAGAGTCCATTGCCTGATTAGCGGCTTCTTCCCAATCTTCTTCTTCGATTGCGGCCCACATGTTTTGGAATTTTAAAAGAGTTGGGATGCCGAGATTGAAGCCCATGTCCACAAGCACCCGCTGACGAACAGCATCAAGTCCAGCAACCACGGGTTTTTTCTCAAGAAGTTCATCTTCTACGATCTTGATGTCATTCTTTAGAAGATAACGTGCTTCGTCTTCCGTGATACCACGATCTTCGATGTTGCGACCAACTCCTATGGTCAGCTTATCTGCTGTACACTGGTAAGGCTTGAGCTCGAGACCTTCGTGGTCAATGAGTTGATCTTCCAGTGCTGTCATGTCGTATTTCATTACCAA